GCGAGCAAAGGGTCCAATTATTGGGACCTTAGTGAGATAACTCGCCACATTCGCCACAGCACTCGCTGGTCTCGATACGACGCCTTCGTCGTACTCGTCTCCCTGAAGTGCCAGGCTAGCAGTCGAACCCATAAGTTCAACATCCGTCATCCACGCAAACACCTGTACTGTCACAGCACTAGAACCTCCGCTTACAGCAACCCCAAGGGGCGCAAAAACGACGAAATTAATCGTCCCGAAGTCCTGTACATTCGAGGCCAACGTGATGTCCAACCAGTTCTTGTGGTAGAAGAAGGGCAATTCCATCTGTCCACCTGCATTTGCTGCTGGGGTCACAAAGAATCCAGGCTGCTGAGAGTATGGAGTCAGTAGAGGCTCGCTCCCGGTGGGGGGCGAACGGATCTTATCTGAAACCAATCCCAACAAAGGACTGTAACATGTCCGCAACAAACCATACTGGAATGGAGTTCCGTTGACCATAACCTTAATGTGCAGTTTCCCGCGCAAGAAGGCAAAATTGTCAATCTTTTTCCGAATGTTTGTGTTGTTAAGAAACAAATGCCATGGTAAAATGGTCGCCTTCACTCCAATCGTGTCGGCTGTGTTCCATGTGAAGCTATGAATGGCTGTAGGTCGTCCCAAGAACTTACCTAACTGTAGATCTTCGGTACCATCAACCCTAGCAATCGGATTGACCTCAGAACCAGCCATAATAACTTCACCTTCGGCATTATCAATGAATGTGACTGTCTCACTAGTCATCTCCAAGCCGGACGCAGGCGCTGAGGTATTCACTTCTTCCGTGATGTCCTCAGCCTGCAATTGAAAAAGAGTCTTATTACTCCACACACACGCGCTCTTATGCGTATGCGCAGGGACAGTATTTCTGGTAACTGTCTCAACACTTTTTTCTTCTGTTTTCGTGTTGCCTGACTTCTTATCTAAGGACTTCGGGCTGCCATGCCCTAATCCCGAGACTGGTACTTTTTAAACTCTTTTGACGCCTGTCGGAACCTCTCAACGAGGGTGTCCCAGTCGGGCAGGGTCGAGTTCCCCACGTAATGTGAGTAGGGTTCTTGCTCAAGAACCCGTTGAAAGAAGGAGCGCCTCTTCTCGAACAATTCGCGTCCGTGAAAGAAGTACTCATTGTTCGCAGCAGTGATCACATCGACC